ACAAAAACACCCCGCTCAGAGCAAGACTGGAAGATGCAATTGGAAACCGTGTTCCAATACTGACCGGCCAACTCAACGCCTGTTCCAACATCCTCAAACGTGCAGTTGTTCACCGTGCAATAATCCCCCGTCACTTTCACGGCTGGCACCTTCCTTGTGTCGTCCGAGTCAACGAATGTAATCCCGTCTATCGTGGAGAAGTCATTCGCGAGGGTGATTATTGGGTCCGGGATGTTTTGCTGTCTGACCAGCCTTGTCGCGCCTGGGCACGCTGAAAAGATGTGGACCTTCTTCGTTGTTGTTATCCCGCTACGAACAACCCATGTCCCCTCTGAAAGTATCAGCCTACCGCCACCCTTTGGCAAGGAAGCTATGGCATCGTAAATAGATACATCCGGCGTGACCAATGGGCCGTGATTTGCAATATGAGTCTGAAGCGCCCGCACCTGATCGTCCCGACCCATGTGCCTCATCGAGCCCTGGGCGGCTGGGGAAACAAATGGTATCGCCGGGAAAAGATAGCCCTGTCGGACCCGCCGAACCTTCCAGTTCCGCGTTGTGACATATGACGGGCTTCTTATGAAACTCATCTCTGGTCTCCGACGTCCGACTCAATTGAGAACGACTGGATGACAAGGTCTCCTGGAATCCGATACCCGGCCCCAGCGGCCTTTCCCCATACATAAAACCCCACCCGACACGACCGTGAACGAACACTCCCGCACTGGGGGGTTGAGGAGAACCAATCTTTTTCCATCCACTTCGCATCGCCCCAGTCCATCTTTGGAGGCGCTATTCCGTCGTTGCCATACGTTACCGCGCCAACCAGGTCAAGCTCGTCAACAGCCGAGGAGGCTGTGATGTTGCTCTGGACGGTGTTCAAATTCCCCCAGAACGACTTTGACATTGGGTTTGGGTGCATCGGGATCCCGGCGGTTGTTTGCTGTCGATCTGGATCTGTTACCGCATCAACAGCAGTGGGCCCCTCTGCGTCATGATCGCAGTGCGATTCCTCCCCTGTCACAAACATCACTGGCGTAGAGAAAAAGCCCCTAGCCGCAGGGCCCATACTGCTAACGCCCTGATAGCTCCTGCCCCTCGAGAGCATCTTCATGCGAACTGGTCGAAAGACTGTCGTCATGTCACTTTCTCTGAAGAGCCTCCCGCTCAACCAGCACATCGGGATGCCGTGGTTTTTTGTATCTAAGGCCTTTGACTGGTCAAACTGAACCCCGTATTCCTGAAGCTCAGAGTCCGCGCTGGTGGTAAAGATTCTCTCTACGTTGCGCTCCCTGACGACACAGCCGCTAAACATGCAAGAGCCGATCTGCTTCGGATTTTGCGCCCCATCCTCGCCTCCGTAGACAGACGTTCCCTTGATGTAAAAGGTCCATGCCACCATCTTATAGTTATATACGGCGGTAAGGGCAAAGCTGAATGGCGCGTGCATCTGGCACTGAATGGAGAACCAAACTTCATTGCGGCCCGGGATATGAAGGGCCTGCGTTAGGTCCTGGCCCCCGCCTGATATCTTGAATGGCCACCCGGCACTTGACAGGAAACCGGCCATATACCTCGGTGTCGACTGGGAGGCGGTCGGCTCACCCCATAAAGATCCGATTGGGTCGCTGATCTTCTGGACCATTCCCTGGGTGCTTTTCAGTCGGCTAGAGCCGCCAACAAAAGCATATATGCCATCGTGAGACATAAATAATATCGAATCGCCAATGTTCACAACACTATCAGGAGCTACGCACCCCACCCCATGAACAACCTTGTGCATGACAAGAGGCGTTTGAGATCCAATAATCCCAACCAAGAGATAGACTCCCTTGTCGGAAAATATAACCAGATTGCCCTGGAAGGAGACCATGCCCGTCACTTTCTCACCGGGCTCGATGGCAGCGTAGTTATCCTGCTGAAGAGCAAAGGGATCGTACAAATCCGACCACTGGATAAAATCCGGCTCAAGAGACTTCATCGACTTATCATGCTTGCCTGTCGCAAGACCGCCCCCGCCGGGAGCGTCCTCAAGAGGGTCAGATAGCGTAACCGTCTCCCCGCGACGGAAGCCAGCATAGAAAACGCACTGCTGGTGCATAACCGAAACATCACCCCTCGGGGGAGACAGCCAATACGCCACTGTTATAGCGGCTTGCTGACGAGACAACATCGTGTTGGTCATCTCAAACTCAGAATGGTACGTTGGGTCAAACACATATGTGGCGTATTGCGTCGTCACAAGACACACATTCGATGCGGTGTCAATGGCCCCATCACCATCAGAGTCCTGCGGGCCAAGCATATCGACAAAGCTACAGCGGAACTCTGGGTTGTTGGGCTCGCCAAACGCTGTCGTTAGGTTCTGCCCCGCCGTGAAGTTCGACCCCTCCTTCTTCAGGTATTGCCCATTTTTGGACAAGGCGAGGAACATGATGTCCCCGTTCGCCTTGGGGCCAACAAGTAGCAAATACTCCTCGCCGTGAGAGGATGTGAAGTGGTGTATCTGAGCCCTCTTTACGGCAATAGCATTGAGCTTATTCTCAAAACCACGCCTTGGCTCAATGAAGCCTCGGCTGTAATCAACATTGATCGATACGGCGGCGCTCTCAGGCTTCTGTGCGCTCTCCCGCTCCTCAACCCCCAGGAATGGTCCTCGTATTGGGATGACTGTTGTCGGCATTCGATCTCCTAGTAGTGGCCAATATAACGCACTTGCCGGGGTTCGTCTGCATTGATTTCTTCCGCCTGCTGTTCAATCTGTATCCGAGCATTCTCCCACAAACGCTCAATTGTAGGGTTCTGCCCATTCTGCTTTGAGTTCATAAGCCACGCCAGGCAATACGCTACCGCATCATGGAAGCTCTCGGCCATACCGCCAAGGCACTCCGTCGAGTCGCTGGTGACCTTGTCCAGCATCTGGATATAATAGATTGTGCATTCCTGCGCCTCTCCAGGCAAAGGGGCAGTAAACAACTTCGTCCCCCGCAGGCAATAGTAGCGCCCCCTGGGAACCCAGTATGGGGAGGAGTCCTGGAGGTATTTCGTTCTATCCTGGAACGCCATTGGCTTCCACTTCGCTGGGAGGTTCGACGATGTAACACTCCCTGCGGTGTCCTTGCTCTCAATGCCAAGAATCTTGTACGGGACAGCGGACAGCCCGGCATCAGAAACAATGTCTCTTATCTCCGTATCAACGGGCCACGTGAAGTTCGTGCTTGCGTGGTAATGGCCTGGGTTGGCCTGCACGAGAAGGCGCCACACGGTTCGATTCGCCTCATCAAACAAGACGTTCATCTGAGCGTCTGTCCAAAAGAGCGCACCCTTCTCGTCCATCAGAGTCTTTGCAAGGGTTTTTGCCTGGGCTCTGGTTAGGTTCACTGTTGCCATGTGCTATCTCCAGGAGGTAGGCCCGAACCATTTTGTGGATACGGGGTGCTTGGGAATGTATCCAGCTTGATTTTTCATGAGCGGCTTGACTCGGTCGAAGGCCTGCTTCCCGAGATACTCAAGATCATCGGACGCGCTTCTTTCCTTCGTCTCTTCAATCCAATCAGCGTGATCGTACTGAAGCATGTATTTTTGACCGCCCTGGCGCCACAGGTCACACCGCTGAATGTATGGTACTAGACGTGGATCTCGAATGTTCAGAGGAGTCCCGTCGTCATCCTCCCATCGTTTCCACACAAGCGGGGCCTGCTCGGACGTCGAAATAGTCTTCGCCCCAAACTTCATCTGGACCGTCGCCGGAACGACCCGAGCAAGCATCCACCGCTTCTCTTTTCCACACCAACCGACAATCAGCTTGTCATCATGCACCATTGCGCGGATGCGACGAGATTCAGCGTCGTTCCACTTAATGCGCTTGATGTCACGCCATTGTCGCTCAGATAAAATCATTATGCATCCGTAGGATCGGCTAGGTCACTAACCTGCGAACCGCTGGTCAACTTCGGAACGTAGGCCCACTCAATACCAATCAAGACCGGGTCGAGGTCGTCGGCGTCCGCCGCAAGCTCCACGTCCACCGTGAGGTAGTCCGTAGCCGATGCAATCGAGTCAGCATTAATCGCGCCCCACGGAGTGGCTTGGATGGTGTCTGCCGAGCCAGAGTGCTTGTCTGCCACAATCACACTGTCCAGCGGGGTAGTTCCCATTGCTGCTGTCGGAGCCGTGCCGTATGCTTTCTCCTGATACCATACAGCAAAATGAGCCGTCATATCTTCGGTTCCAGCCGTTCCATTGTCAGACCAGATGCAGCGCACAAAAATCTTGTTTTCCGTGTCCCAATAGCTTGGAACCGGGAAGGTTGTCCGAACCCACTCATCTGCGGCATCGAGCTTTGGGCCCACTACGCCCAGCGCACCAATCTCCGTCAGCTTTGCAGCGCCACCGATGGTTCCCTTGATGTGCGTTGCCAACTCGTAAAAGTTGAAGGTGTACGCCGACATAAATTCGGTCTTGTACTTGTATCCGATATTTCGATCTTTAATCATGGTTCATCACTCCACAGTTTTCCCCCCGAAGGGATACTGAATGAAAAGGAAGGGGGGCTTCATGCCCCCCAATCCTAAATTAGAAAATGGTATTGCTGATTGCCAGGTCTTTGAGGATGACGTGTGTGTTACGTCGCTCGCAGCCCAACTCACCATAGAAGCACATGAATGCTTCCCAGGCGTCTTTATCAGAAACACGGCTCATCATTGAGCCATCCCGGTTAGCCCAGGCCCAGTCCTTTTGGACATAGTATTTAATGTCCGCAGTATTGACAAAGTACAGCGCACCATACGTGCAGTGCTTGTCAAACTCAATTGGGATCGGGTTAGTCCCGCCGGCATACGACAACTTCTGGAAACCACCGCGCAATTGCTCGGGAGCATATCGCACGTCAGATGTCAGAAGGTTGATGTACTCACGCCGTGCGCTGTGGTGCCCCATAATCAAACGGGGCTCCGCACCGCCAACCTCATCAGCCGTATCCACAGCCAACTGCATCAACTCCAAGCTCAACGGACGGTCTGTCCCGCCGTTTGCAAGCTCAGATGCAGCCCACTCTGGGAAATCTGTCGTACTGATTGCCTGGAACGAGCCCGTTGTTTGGGCTTGAACGATATTGGCAAGACCAGTCAACTCAGCATTCATGCTGTTGGACGAGGCGCTATCGCCACGAACGACAACATCATCTTGCGTACAGGCAGTTGAGGCGTCCAGCACGACCTGAAAGTTTGCAGAATCGACGGACTCGATAAACGTGGACCCGCGATGGGTTCCGTCTGCCGCCAAAATGCTTACCTTCATCCCAGGCTTGAGATAGCGCGTTCCCGCCTTGCCGTTCCCGGCATCTAGGGTCTGCGTTTTGCTCGACGCCGTTGCGCTAATAACGCCTAATACGCCAGTGAGATCCAGCGCGGAGTTATCAGATGCCTTGACCGGGAGTTGCCCGAAAAGCTGACGGTTCAAGTCGTCACGCAAGTCACGACGCATGCCTTCAACCTCAGAGCGCAATGCCGAAGCAAAAGCTCCTCGATCTCCACGGGATGCCTCAATGACCGGACCTGTTAATTCGATCCGACCGTAAAGGTATTTCGCGGAAATGTTGACATCATCGTATCGCTGACGGTCAGCCGCTGGCAAGGCTCCGTTCTCTCCGCGAGCACCAACGCCAGAAGTCCGACGAAGATTCACAGGGAAGACGACCTTACGACCAACAAAGCTACGCTTTGATTTTTCGATGTGCTGTAAAAGGGTTACCTGAGTATTGAGATGGTCTCGCACCGTGCCTTCAAAGAAGTCTTTGAGGACGGCATTAAAACCGTTAGTAAAAGTGGTATCCGCTGCTCCCGAGGGAAGAGGAAATCCACCGCCTTGACCTGCCATGTTATTTTGGCCTTTCTATTCGATTGACAGTAAGTATTCAATCGCGGCTTCTTCGGCCAGATCGAGGCTATCTCCAATATCTACAGGTTTAGTGGATCCCTTACGACCAGCAGGCGCGAGTCGGCGTGCACGAGGCTTATAACCCCGCTTAGACGCCCACTCCTCAAAACGCTTATGAGTCTTGTTATGGCTTGTCTTAGCCAAGTCAACAACCCGAGCGTTAGGATTCCTGGCGAGTGCATCAAGGACAAATAAATCGCTCATATCCGGGTACTTACTTCGCGCCCGCTCAAGCTCTGATCGAATCTGCCGTTCGGCATCTTTGACCTGAGATTGGCGAGAATTACTCTCTTGGCGGTTGTGAAGTGATCGGATAATTTTCTCCAGCTTGGCAACTTTGCCTTCAAGCGGATCCGCGTATTGTTCCTCTTCTGACTCCCTTTCCTGATCTCGAGAACCCGCTGAACGCTGCATGTGCTGGACATATTCCTCCATGCTTGCCTGTCGTCCGCGAAGTTCGCTGAACTGCTGCATCAACTCATCACGCTCGGCCTTTAGCGCCCGTAATTGCTCACGAGATTTCTTAAACCGTTTGTAAGGAATTGCTTGCGGCTCACCATCGTCTCCAATTTCAGGCTCATCGTCGATATCGTCCGACGCAAACGAAGTGTCCTGATCTTCTTCGACGCTATATTCCGAGGACGGCGTCTCCTCGTAGCTGTTATCGCCCGTATAATCATCCATGAAGCTCTCCTGGTTTATCGTTCCAGTTTACGAAGTTGGTTAGGCTTCAAACCC